CCTGACCACCGAAGGTGATAGGATTTATTGTGATCTTTTCTCCTTCACGATAATTTTGGCCAGTTCCATATTGAACGCTTTGAGCAGTTACCGCACCAGTGCTATCTACAGTAAATGTTACAACTGCGCCAGAACCATTAAAGTCTGAACTATCAGCCATCAGACTAGTATATGTTCCAGCATCCCTGTTTGGATCTACTGTACTAATATTACTAATAGCACTTGGAGAACCCTGTAAGACTGGAGTTACTGGACTAGCGTAACCATCACCCGGTTCAGTAATAGTGATGGCACTTACTGCGCCACTTAAAAATGTTACAGTAGCAGTCGCTTGTAAAGATGTATCATTTACATCTGTGGTATTAGGCGCAGGTATAAGAATATATTCGGAAGCATTCCCGAAATAACCAGACCCACCACTAGTGATGTTTACAGTCTTTATAAATCTCTTAAATCTTGGTGCGTCTGTACTCATTAGGAGTCAAGTGTCCTTGCAATCATTGTTACATTTACTCCTGCCATGATATTATTAGCAGTATCGGCAGAATTTTGATCTAGATTTATTACATTATTTCTAGCGGCTTTTTGTGTTACTGCATAAGTTGTATCGCTTTGCTGTCTTATTAATAAGTCAGAAGAAACATTCTTTGAACTTTCGTGTGGAGTTACATTGAAATGAAGTATTGTATTTGCTGTTCCTGTAATTTCACTTATTATTAAACTCGTAACATCTAACTTTCCAGTATCATAATCGATAGTACCTATATTTTCATTTATGATAGTATCGGCAGAAACATCTTTCAGTTGTAATGTTCCTGTTCCGCTATATTGTGGCGCAACAACAGTAGACGCTGGTTTATCAATAATACTAACTTTATATGATGCATTATTTACAGTAGCCTGAAAATGATTTGTTCTCAATGAATTTGGCATAATCTTATTGTGAAAGTTCGGTTGATATCTAGTTGCAACATTTGTGCCTACTTCCAGTCGTTTCTGCAATCTAAGTTCCATGTTTATTCCGATAATAGAATCTGAAAGTGCGCCCAATCTTTTTGTAAGAACCGAATAGTAAAAATTCTTTTTCAACATGTTTAGATTTGTATTGAAATAATTTTCCGCTTCAGCAATTATCAACGCTTTTATAGCATCACTAGAAAGAGTGGTTATCTTATTGTCATAAGTAGCAGATATATTTAATCCCAAGAAAGTGAATTCTGGTTCAACAAACTCAGTAAGCATCGTGATCGGCTGTCTTGGCTTTATTGTCGTATCAAGTAAATTTTGTTTTTCTTGTTCTGTTATAACAAGACCTGTTTTTGGTTGTAATGATACGAATACTTTTCCGTAGATAGGCGGATCATTATCTTCTCCACCCCAAACGGTAACAGACTTAACATTTGGATTTGCTGATCTTATCAATGTCTCATAATCAGTAAATGTAATTGCTCGATTCTTAGTAGCATTAAATCTTGGTGCATTATATCTAATAGAGTCTGTGTCTTCTCTAAATGCACCGCCCGCGGCTTCAGCGGTAACACTACCAACAACTGTTTCTCCTGCACCTGTTATTTGCACGGGAATATTAAATCGAGATGCTCCATTAGCAACAGGACCAGAACTTATAATATAATCAATAGTTACAACATTATCTGCAACTAACTTAACACCTAGTGTACCGTCTCCAAACGATACTTGATAAAATCCTGATACGCTTTCATCTACATAAAATACCTTAGATGTATTATCAACAGCGATAATAGTATCAGAAACATTATAGGTAGTTGTTGATGAAGATGCTGAATTTTCTTTGACTCTTGCTCTAAGAGTAGTAGTATCGACATTTTCATTCGGTAAAATAATAGGACCAGATGTATTGTTTGTGCTTATTATTTCAGAAGTTTCTGTCCTCGTGCCTTCTATTAACTCCATACTAGTAAATACAAATTGCCCTACACCACTTGAGTTTGTCATTTTAGTAGCAGTATAATCTTGACTCGGATAAAAACTATAACCTACTCCATTCACAGATGAAGTAAATTGCGTGTTTCTTCCAATAACTAAAGTATTTGAAGTGTATGTGGTAGCAGGCGTAACTGTTAGATCGATTGTTGCTTTAGCACTTCTAGCCGATCTGGGAGTATAACCCATAGTCTTTCCGATAGAGACAACGGAATTTCTTTTTACAGCAGAATCTATAAACGCCTCATTGGCCACCATATGTGCCATAACAGCATTATAATGTGTATTATATGCAAGCAAATCTAGAATAACAGCCAAGCCAGATGCATCAAAGTTATAATCTGTAAACTCTTCTTGATTCTGCATGTGTGCTTTTAGATTTGTTTTGATAGTATCAAAGTCTAATTCTGTTACATTTTTGATTGCCATTTATTTTATCCTATCGTTACATTGCTAGTGCCAACCAAAGCGTGGGCACAACTTGCTTTATTGCCAGTCACAGAAGGAATTTTACCGTTCATGAATACTCTACCCGTATTACCTTCTACTATTGTGGCGGCAGCATGTGGCGAAGATCCATGAGAAGCAACTACTGATCCTATACACACCACTCTTTGACCGTTTACTATTACAGTAGTTGTTAATCCTGTCGTGGCTCCTCCTGCAAGATTACCATTAATTGCTACATTGGGCATTATCTTAATCTCTCTAAAACTATTTCTAATCTCTGTTTATCTGCTATTCCAAGAATACTAAAAATTACGGTTACATTATATCCATCTTCTAGTGCATTTGCTTTGACATCTACTCTACTAATCGCTACTCTTTTTTCATAATTTTCTAGACATTGAGTTATCAAGTTATTAATAACACTTGCACTTGCGGCATCAACTGGTTCAAATAACATTTCTCTTAATTGAGAACCGAAGCCAGGATTAAAAAGTCTTTCACCTATAGAAGTATAGATGATGTTCTTCATACCCTGTTTTACAGCGCCCACATCTACCTTTCTGCCTATATCATTAGAGACAGCATTTTTAGTAAAAGACAAATCAATGTCTTTATAGATGCGTGTTGCTTTAGTAGTAATTGCCATTTGACTATTTATAATAATTCTTATTAATTAATACCGTATTTAGCACCATCCATAGCATCGCCTAGTCCTCTACCAGAACCGGGTTCGTCTGGATACTCAAAACTTAATAATAAGTTTTTTAAATCTTTGAAAGCCGCTTTTCTTCCTTCTTTCTTCAATAGTGCTTTTGCTTCAATATTGACTTTCATGTTGTCAGCAAACTCACTATTGCCTCTACCTCTCAGTTGTTTTTGTTTTACCATTCTACACTCGCCTGGAGTAGTAGCAGTTGTTGTAACAAATTCTGGCTCTTCTGGTAAACCGAAATTTGGATTCGCTACTGTTTCAGTCACAGTCACATCAGGATCACATTCTTTAACTTCAACTTCTTTCATTGTAGGAACCATGTCGCACAATCTATTAAGATCACCTTCTAAACCTTTTAAAAGATCGACTATATTTCTAGGGTCTTTCAGTAGTTCAACATCAACATCTTTATACTTTTCTTTTAGTTTGTCAAATTCATTTGCAAATGCAATACCATCTTGAGCCAAATTTGCTAGTTGCTTTATTTCTTCTGGTAACGCCAATTTTAATTGACCTAAATCTGTCAACAATGGAAATTCTTCTTCTAACTTCTGCTTTATATCAGCAATATGTTTTGCTAATTCAGCATCAATTAAAGCAGGAATTTGATTGATCTTATTCTGTACTTTGTTTATAACACCATCAATTTCATCTAGGAATCCACCTATATTTTCTGCTAAATCTCCCAGTGCTCCAAATTGACAATCCATCAGTTACTCCTAATTTAACTTAATAATACCAGCGTTCATACTTATCATTCCACCACCATTATCTGTGATCTTTCCGGCATGTCTAGATATTGATGGAGAAGCAGTAGTATGCTTTGCGAAGCCAATATTGGTAATTGTTGGGGCTATATCATTGATAGGTCCTGCCATAGCGACACGATCTATCTTTCCAGCAAATACTAATTCCATAATTCCTATCGCATCGACTTGAGTCCACTTGCCCATCGGCATACCCGGTGCTATCATGGGTTGAGGTATAATACCAACGCTTTCTATATGTCCTAATAATGCAGTTGAAGTAATATAAGCAGACTGCATAGATATTGTAGGAAAAGTAGTTCCTATTGGCAACTTTGATGTGCCAAATTCTATATCACCTACAGTTTTTACTTTGAAAGAACCATAATTAGTTATACCCGGAATTTCTGGTCGACCAACAGGTGCACCCGTTGCTGGATTTGGTGGACCTTTTCTTGGATGTAATCCTACTGCGGGACTTACTATTATTTTAT